AGGCGCGGGCCGTGGCGGAGGGGCAGCGCATTGGGGTTTTCCAACCAAACAACATGTTCGGGGTTGAGGCACCCCGCAATGGAACCTGCTCAGTAGAGGGGCCATGGTATCCAAAGCCCCACACTTGGTATGCTTCCGTAACCCTGAAAGACGGGGTTATTGTGAAAGTTAAATAAAACCGCCCCGAAAGGGGCTATCATCATTCCCCATGGGGTCTGCTGCAAACGTCTGCAAAAACCCCACTAAGTTATCAAGATGCCCCCTGTTATGTATAACCCCTTGATATTATTACGCTATGGGGACAAAATTAGGGGAAGTTCCCACTAGTCTTACGCCCCATGGGCAGACATGTCTGCAAACAAAGTTCCCAAGGGGAACTGGATGGGAGTGGGGAAATTTGGTGGGGAATTTCGGTGGGAAAAAAGGCGGGGATGGGTGACCAGTCCATCCCCAGACAAAATACCCCCCGGCTAAAATATATTTCTGTGTCTGCGGGGAGGTAGTTTTGTATGCTCCCCACAGAGTTGCGTTTGTGATTTCATTTTTAGGTTCCCCGTCCTGTGTCTGCATCCACAATCCCATGTAGTGACAACGAAGTCCCCAAAGATACTGTTGATTTTTTCTCCCCAACACCAATTTATATCTTTATCTGCTAACATGTATTTCCAGTCCCCATGAACCCAACCATTCTTTGGAGGGGTTATGTTGATTACTGTCTTCCCCTCTACTTTGTCGCCCCTTTGAATTGCGAGTCCATCCCCGCGCCTGATCCAACCCCGTGTGATTTTAGTTGTGATTTCCATGGTAACCCCCTTAACATACTACATCATGATAACAGTCTTCACAAAAGTAGTCCCCGTCGAAGTAACATGCATCGTCAATTTCAATGGCTTCCCCGCACTCGTCACATTCAGTGTAGTGAGCCCCGAAACACTTCTCACAAACATAAATGTTTTCAGCGGTTGGGGCGTAAAACAATCTTGAGTTGGCATCAGCCCCACACCAATCGCAAGTTGACCCCTCTTTGCATTCCCTGATCGAGTAGTTTTCCATGTTGCCCCTCCAATTATTTAATGATTCAATCATAACATAAAAATTTTTCTTTGTCAAGAAAAATATTCACCAAAAAATAAAATTTTTTACTTGACAAAAATTTCGTTATGTGTTATATTCCTATCATCAAATCATGGAGGTAAAACATGGAAAGCAAAAACACCATCCCCATCGTCGATGCTGAGGCATTGCGTCAGGGGTTGGAAGATGCAGGGGTTGAGTATGTAGAAATCAAGGGGAAAAACCTTAATTTCTGCATCTCAAGGTACACAATGAACGAAGATGGGTACTACATTGGGTACGAGTATTACAGGGGAAGACTTCCCCTCCACAAGAAAAGTGATTTTTTAACCGGGGTTGGCGGTCCTTGGTCATTAAGCCCCTACTTTGTTTGCCCCGACCAACTTGACACAAAGTTGGTGGGGAGACCATACAAACAGAGGGGCTACTACCCCGCAGATTCGGAGTTTGTTTTTCATGAGGTAAAATTTTTCCTAGACAATACAATCATCCCCGAGTGGAGATTCAACCATGGAACAAGAGAAGCAGGGGGAACCATTGAGGAGTCTTGGGAATTACTTTACGAATGGGAGGGGAAAATTGACTGAATTAGATGTTATTGTCGAACAAGTTTATAATGATAGACAACAACACAACGGGGTTGCAGGTCTAGGTTACTTCGATCAAGGGGGAAGGTGGTACCCATACAGAAATGAGGAATGCGAATGTTGTAAATACGTACGTCCCCCATCAAGGACATACCCCTACAGTCTGTTGAGACATGTAAAGACAAAAAAGCACATAAGAAATATCGTGCTGAGGAGGTTGGGGCAATGACATACGAAGAGTATCTGTGGAAAGTAGATGAGACTACAGAAGAGTATGCCCGCTTGGGGTACCACATCAACTACGGGGGCGAGGAGCTTGGGTTTACTTGGAGGGGTTGCGAACTATGCAAGCGCCCCGAAGGGGGAGACAAATATCAGCTTGTCGCCTTCAACCCAGTGACTGGGGACCAGTTTGATCTTGCAGTATGTGAAGATTGCTTGGGGTTAGTTGCTAACGGACATCTTGATATGTTCGAAGGGGAAATCAATCTCAAATAGAGGGGCCTCGGCCCCTTTGCAAACGTCTGCAAGGCCCCTGCTGGGGTCTTGTTTTTTCTCTGGACCACGCCCCATGGGCTTGCCGATATGGGGCTTACGCCCCACCTCCTACAGTTTTGAATTCAGGTCTCGTACCCACTCTTCCCACATTTCGAGAACCCCGTTCAACTCCTTCTTGGTGATCTTTATTCTATCAGACAATGCAAGGGGGAATGTTGCCATGATTGGGGCAAAGCCACAATCTTCTTCATACCACCCCGTGAATCTTCCCCGCAGTCTCCACTTCTCTGGTATAAGTGCATTCAAAACGGGGTGAAGCTTGAATCCACCACGCCCCGCTGTTCCATAGAAGAGTATCCCCGGTGCGTACTCAAGCTCGTACTGTGACGGACCCCACGGTGTGCTGATTACTTTATTAATTGCTTTTGACATTAGTTTTTCCCCTTTCTAAATACTTTCGACAAATTCGTAACCAACCCCAGCAATCTCAACCACATACCCCGCAAAATGATTGTTGCGTACCCATAACTCCTTCTTCCCCGTGCTGTCTTCCAGAAGTGCCTCCCCTTTGTAGAGACGAATGATGCGATACCCCGCTTCACTATAACTTTCCCTTGTCTGACTCCCCACAACTCTCATTTCTTTTCTCCTTTGGTGGGGCCTTGCGGCCCCAGTCTTTTCTATTCTCTATGAGTAATAATGTTATCCATAGCATTAGTAAGGATGTAGTAGAGGGGACCGCTGATATACTCTGCTTCACGCAGGCACCCCACGGCCTTATCCCACCGAAGCAGTGGGGACCATTCACCGTCCTGCTCGGCTGCAATCATCTTGAATGCAGTCCTATTGATAATGTGCTCCTCATAAATGTTATCCATGAGACACTCCTTGATTTGATATGAGAATACCATAGCATGAAAAAATTCTTATGTCAAGAAAAAAATTCGTGGGGTTCATGAATATTTTCTGCGGGGTCCAGTGAGGGGAACTTTGTGGGGTTTCGGCTTCCCCAGTTTGTCTGTGCTGCACCCCATGGGTTAAAACATATACCGATGGCCCCATGGGTACAAAATCGCCCCACGAGGCTTACGTTAATCTTGGGTGGACCCAATGGGGGACCAAGCGGGGGAGCACCTCCCCATGGGGCAATTCTGCCCCTCTTCCATCCCCATGGTGAACCAAGCGGTGAATCACCTCCCCCACGGGTATAAAAACGGAATGGATGGGGCCTAAAAAATTCCACCCCGATTTTCTGGGAAAGCCTTGCAAAAAAGGGGACCCCATCATCAGATGCAGACGTTTGCAGTCAGTTCCCCTCATAGAGATACCTTTATATATATAGTTATGCCAACCTTGACACGCCCCATGGGGAGTGTGTGCCCCTCAGTGTATCCCCACGATAAACCCCACCAACATAAAACGGAATGGATGGTGCCTAAAAAATTCCGTGGGGAATTTCTGGTGCTGTGACGTACCATATTATAAAAGGTCACTGAGATTGCAAGATGTGTGCCAATACAGCAAACACTAATACTGAAGCCAATGATATGAAAATTCTACTTGGTCCTTTTTTCAACTTCAAAAAAAAATTCAAATTCAGTGAAAAAAAGCTTGACATTTTTTTTTAACCGTGGTATGATTCTCTTCATTGAGGGTGAGGAAAATAAAAAGAGTGAGGGTGTCACATGGAAAGAAGTCTAGACTTCTATGGTTGGAATGAACTCATCGAAGAAACTGAAAAGTACGGAAATGAAATCTGGGAATCCGTCAACTCTTTTGACTTATCAGATTTTCCTTCCGATGTCAAGACTGAAATTCAACTTGATACTATTGAAAGGTTGTATTCATGAAAACCAGAGAAGTCGTAAAGGAAATGTTGTACGAAAACACTGGGCGGCACTTCTTAGATTCAGGCGGAATCTATGGGAGACACTGGGAGCAGAATCAAGGTGTGAACTTTGATGAGCAACCGTATGCAACCGTTGAATTCTGGGACTACAATCAAGGGGAAGAAATCAACGTTGAGTACACAAAATCAATCTACCACTTCTTGTGTGAGGGGTTTGAGTACTCTCCCCTGTTCACTGAATTTTTCAAGGAATTTTGTAGCGACCACCCCGATGAAGAGGATCTCTATCTTATGAAAGTATTTCAGAGAAAACTTCTGGGGCTTGGATACAAAGTCAAAAATCTTGGTGCTGACAACACTTACAACTATGAGAATAACTTGTCCCAGAATCTCCTTTATAATTACTACGATATAGAAGGGGAGGGGCAGCTGGTACTGATCAGCGTTCATCAGGGTTGTGACGCAAGAGGTGGGTACGGAACCCCCGTAGCTTTCTGGGATAGGGATTACTACACTATCCCCGGAAGAATGGCAGATGGGGATATCTACTGCGAAGAGGACCCCCTGCACCGGTGGTCTGATGATGGGAGTAATTACTGGGATTTCTGCGGCGAAATCAGGGATGACAACTTGGTCCTTTTCAGTGAACTGAATGAGACATATCGGGATAATTCGAAATGGGATCTCAGGAAACTAGGGGCAACCGATGACCCCAACGAACTCGGTAAGGTTTACATCAACGAAAAGCATGAGGGATTCTGCCCCATCTGTGGCGGAAAGTTGGTAGCATCATGAAAAAATGGAAACATAATTGTACAAAATGTCAGTATCTTATGTCAACCGTTAAAGATAAGCAGAAAATTGACATATATAAATCATGCGAAAATTCTCTGCTGCTACGTATAGGAAATCAACCCGAAGATTATATGTCATTACCAGTGAGCTGTGTAAATGCATACGTTTCAGAGCTACCTGATTCAGTCATCACTTACGTAATAAGAATGTTGATCAGTTGTGGGAAGTTAAAACTAAAAGCAGAATGGAGTGAATGAAATGGAAGTAAGAGTGAGAAAAGTAGAAGACGGGGCTGATTGCTGGCATGAGGAGGGAACCATTAATTGCAACGGCATCCCCTACACCGCTGGTGGGTCTTATAAAACCCTAAGGAATGGGCGTGTAGAATACGGGGTTTACTATACCAAGGGGGAGGTACACACTTGGGGAGGTTCAAAGTTGGCTGATTGTAGATGCTTGAATAAATGGAGAGGCAACTTCGGGGACATCCGACTCCATTTGGAAGCTTGGATTGAGGGGAAAAAATGCAGAGGGATTCTTTACAATAATGAGTGGAATCAATTTGTGAGAATGCGAGAGGTGAAGAGATGAGCGTAAGAAACTGGTGGATTACGGTAGATGTGGATGGGGCAGCAAAGCGTGTAAGCTGCGGCCCCAGAAATAAACAAGGTGGGTTTTACCTCACCATTCATCAAAGAGATGAGGGAGGCATTGGCACCCCAATAGAAATTCAGGGAATAGCTGATGTTGATGGTAAACTGAAGCTTCATGTCATGAATAATTATATTCCTGATGGTAGTAAGGACATTAGAATCACTACAAATCGGGATGAGTCAAACACGAAAAAGGTATTGCAAACGCTTGCAGCAATGGGAAGTAAATAATTATAGAGGAGAACACAAGTGCAGACATTTGCAAGATTTGAAGTGACTGGAAGATTGTGGGGTGGTGGTGACGTCGCACATGTATATCGTGTAGCTTTTAAACACTTTGGTAAACTCTTAGATGATACGGGAAACATGACATGTGCTTCACTACATAAATGGATAACTGCAAATTCAGGGGATTTTGAATATTTAGATGACTGGAGATTCACGCTTAAAGTAGACTCAGGATGGGGGTCAGAAGAGCAAGAAGAAAAATTTTATGAACTTATGGGGCAGAGTGCGGTATAAATGAAATACAAATTACGAAACATCAACTTCGTGTTCGGTAATGAGAATGATACGCTTGTTGTATCTGCATACCCCGGAGGATTTATTGTAGAGCCTTACGGTGCATCAATCCCAGAAGAATTTATTGAACTCTTAGATGTAATAAGAGAAGAAATGTTTGAAGATGAGATCAAAGGAGCATAGGCAATGACTCCACTTGAAAGAGAAAACATTTACATCCAAGTTAGGAACCATATCGCTGATTCAATCGGCTTACTTGATATGATATGGCTCCTGAAGCACAAAGAAGAGAATGCTATACCTGATGAAGAAATGGAAATGGTATCAACAATCAGGAATTCACTTGAGGATACCTTTCTCCTTCTACTCCCAGAGGCCCAACTATGACAAGATATGAATTCAATTGCCCCAGTTGTGGAAGCTGTGTAGCTGAGAAGGTTACCCCTAGAGTCGAGATGGAAGAGACAATGACGGAGTTTACTGAGGGGCTGTCAATCGACTACACCTTTGAACGTATGGTTTTTGATCTGGATTGTGCGCCAAGATTTCAGTGTCATTCTTGCGGCTATCAACTTGACGACATTCATGATGACTTTGCATTCAAAGATTGGCTAAGAAAACATGGGAGAAAAATCAATGACTAAGAAGGATAAGCTACAAACGAGATTGATAGGCTAACATCAACTTGGGTTACTGAGTAAAGAAAGGGGATAAATAATGGGGCTTGACATGTATGCTCTTTGCGAAAGCAAGGATGGGGTTCGTGAGGATTTCTGGCGCTGGAGAAAGCATCACAACCTCCATGGTTGGATGGAAAGACTTTATTATGGACGGGGAGGCACTGAAGAATTTAATTGTGTAGATTTAGAGCTTTCTGACGTGGATCTCAATGCTTTAGAGGAGGCAGTTACAACCAACAAACTCCCGCACACGGAGGGGTTCTTTTTCGGCAACAACCCTCCTGATGAAGAAACAAAGAAAGATGACCTTGAATTTATTGCTAGTGCAAGGGACTTGTTGAGAGACGGCTATAAAGTATTTTACACAAGCTGGTGGTAAGGAGGGGCTATGGAAACGGGTAAAGAGTTACAGACATGGGAAGATTGGAGGGAAATGGTTCATGATCTCCTTCCAAAGGGTTCAAAGATATATTGCATCTTAAAGCACGAATCCCGCAGTTGTGAAGTCTTTGAGGTGCTCCCATTCATTACGCAAGAAGGTGTGAACGGTATTTATCAACTTACGTATGCATTGAGAATGGCTGGTTATGGTTACAAACTCAGTAACAAATATAATGCTATACGAATGTATCGCACATGGAAAACCGCTCACCCTATTTCAGACTTCATAAGAGAATTAGGGAATGATATTCATGGTGATGAAGATTCTTTTAAGGCTGTTGCACTATGAGAAGAGCTGCCACACATAACGGGAAATCACTCTGGGTAGATGGGGATACCTACTACCTAGAGGAAGGGGGGCTAAAAAAAATTATAACCCCAAAGCGTGCATATAGATTCTTCTACAGCGCGCATGGAAAGGTGCACAATTTCTGGTGGCTGTTCAAAGAAGTCTTTGGATTGGATTGGAGTAAATCGCTCATAGAAAAGCGGAGGAGAAAGAGAAATGGTTGATAATGAGTTAGTTAAATGGTTTGAGGAGACAAACGTTGAGTTCCAAAGAATGACAGGAATGAAAATCCAAGATACTAATATAACTCCTTCCGACATTCTTTTGCTTGACACGGTATTTGATCAGATTAAACTAACACCCACAACAAGGGAATCTGTGATTGCTGTACTAGTTGCGGCATCAATGAAAATAGTGGGGATGAAAGCAATGGAGCAAATGTACATCTCAATGACAGATACAATACAGTGCAAAAACTAGGGAGGCAGTCTATGGATGAACCTATAAAGTGGGATGGTAGTGGATTGTTTTATGTGTCAATAGTCTATAAAAATGGGGAAGACACTATTGAGGTAGTAATAAACCCAGAGGAAGCAGTATTGATCCTTGACAAGGATGAGTATGAGGAATGTAGTGGTGACTATACAGAAATCCCAAACAATGTGAGGGATGATATAATGAAGATTGCAAAACAATTTGGGTGGAGCCCCGTTATCGAGAATACAACATCTAAACAATAAGGGGGAAATATGGGGGTTATACTTTGTCCTGAGTGTGGAACTTATGGGTTGATTGTTGATGAAATTCGAAGTGCGCATATTGAGGAGTCAGTAGACGGGTTGGCGCTCCTTGATGAGGAAATGTTTCACTACGATGTTCATTGTCCAAACTGTGACTTCGTAGAGATTGAAACGGATTTAAAAAAGTGGGATATATCATGAAAAATTTCTTGACATTTGAAAATTTTTGTGGTATAATAGATTTCAAAAATGGGGGAGGAATTTAATGGAAGAGTTAAAAGTAGGGTCTGCAAGATACAGACTTTCTAAGGGGTTTGACACACTGCATGATGCCGTAAGGAGAATATCATTAGCATGTGATTCACTTGGACATGATGAAGAATCTTACGAGCTAGTAACAAGGCTTGAAACTGAATTTCTGAAGATTGTTCGTGGTCTTAGGAAACATTACAGCATACCTTATCACCTACACAAAGACGAGAAAGAGGAGTCAAATGAGACTGTATCATAACGGTCAGGTGTATATACTCAACTGTACATACGACGACCGTGCGGTACCAAAAGCGGCGGGGTTCCGTTGGGACCCCGATAAAAAAGTGTGGTGGACCATGTTTGACACATGTGCCGCACGTCTCAAAGAATACGCTGATGATTCCGCGAAGGCAAAGCTGGGACGAGCTTCTGAGAATATTGAAGCATCCTTTGCAACAGATGCTAAAATAGAGATCCCAGTCCCCGACGAGTTGGAGTATTACCCATTCCAAAAAGCGGGGATTAAGTTCATGTCTGAGAGGGATGGTACCTTATTAGCAGATGAAATGGGTACTGGTAAAACCATTCAAGTCATTGGATTGATAAACTTGGATAAATCACTAAGGCAGACGTTAATCATCTGCCCCGCCACGATGAAGTTAGTATGGAAGAGGGAACTGGAGAGGTGGCTCACCCACGATTATACCATAGGGGTTGTTAATGGTGGAAAGTTCCCCTCCACTGACATTGCGATAATAAACTACGATATTCTTCACAAACACACTGATGCAATAAGATCAAGGAGTTGGGATCTAAGGGTTTGTGATGAGGCACATTACATCAAGAATCCCAAGACTCGTAGGTCTCAACAGATCCTTGGTAAATGGAGCACTAAGACTAAATCGTGGGACATCCTCCCAATAAGAGCTAGAAAGAGGATATTCCTTACTGGCACACCTATCGTCAACAGACCAATAGAGTTGTGGCCTATAATAAGAGCACTTGACCCCGGAACTTGGAACAACTGGAAGTACTTCACGCAAAGATATTGTAACGCAAAGCAAACGAGGTGGGGCTATGATGTAAGTGGTGCGTCCAATATGTCGGAACTTGGTGGTAAACTAAGAGCTACCATAATGATGCGTAGATTAAAGAGAGACGTATTAAAGGAGCTTCCGACAAAGACGAGACAAGTCATTGAGGTGCCAGCAGATTCAGTTGTAACCAAGATAATTGACAAGGAGAATTATGAGTATGACCTTCGCAGTGATAAGATTGTGGAGCTTGAAAAAGCTGCGGAGCAAGCGGAAAAGACACGTAACGAGGAAAGGTATAGGGAGTTAATCAATCAACTAAAAGAGGCGAGAGGTGCAGTGTTTGCGGAAATGTCTGCAATGAGGCACGAAATCGGAAAGGTTAAGATCCCAATAGTGATAAAGCACTTGGAAGATTTGCTTGAAAACGAGCAGAAAGTGGTGGTGTTTGCACATCATAAGATTGTCATTGATGCGATACATGAGCATTTCAAAAACTCCGTAACATTGACAGGCTCAACTTCTCAGACAAAACGACAGGAGAATATTGAGAAGTTCCAGAATGATCCGTCATGTCTCTTGTTTATTGGCAACATAAAAGCGGCTGGTATTGGCATTACACTGACGGCTTCCAGTCACTGCGTATTTGCAGAATTAAGCTGGGTACCCGGTGAAATAAACCAATGCGAAGATAGGCTTCTCAGAATAGGCCAGAAGAATAATGTGACGGTCCAGCACCTTGTGTATGAGGGGAGCCTAGATGCTAAGATGGCGAAAACGATAGTAGAAAAACAAAACAATATCGACAAAGCACTAGCAAAAAATGCTTGACAAATCAAAAAAGATGTGTTATAATGGGAGCAGAAAATGATAGAGGGTATTTTAATATTTGTGTTGTGGCTATTCTTCGAAATCTTCATTATGCCTAGGCATGAGGGGAGGGGGAAACCAAAAGGTAAATATGGAGTCAGGGAATGGGCGCTGTTCCCGGTGGAGTACGAGAGGGATCAACGTCGCAAGCAAGAAAGCCATATTCAATCAATTCCAAAGGAACCGTTGGATGAAGCGAGGTATTTTTGATGCGAGAAAATGCAAGAGCTGAAAGACTAGCAGTATATGACTATATGAGTAGAGAAGATCATAGAGGCCGAAGGTATGGCATTCAACCTTATGAAATCTCAGAGGAAACAGAGCTTGATATTGAGGCAACTATGGTGGCGCTTGGCTGGCTCCGCAGACAAGGGCTTGTTGAAAAACTTCCAAACAGGCATGGCTGGAGATTCGCAAAGATATTCCCTGTTAGATTCTGCTGGATTCATGGGAAGATAAAGGAGGCGACACTTGACTGTCCGAAGTGTGTTCGCAAAGGATTGCGCGCTGGGTCCAACAACCAAAATAGGGAGGAAAAGGAGGGAAATCTATTCGGCAATCGAGGTACTGAGTTACACACGACGGTCGGGGGAACCGAGAGGTGTAACGAAAACAATGTTGGAGTTGTATCTGGGTAAACATTGGCACACATTTATCAAACAAGTGTTTTGGCTGCAAAGTAATGGATTTATTGTAAATTTACACCCAGGTTATTTATGTTTACCACTCCCAGGTAATGGGATATGTTGGGAACATGGAACAACCTTAACTGAAGATGGAAGATGCCCACTAAACAAAGCATCATTAACACCGGAAGAGTACACGGAGAGATTCAATGCATTCACAACTAGAGCACACGAGAAACTTAGATCAAGGAGCTACACATTCTCTGATCAATACACTTTCGATGGTGACAGATCAAGACCAAGAGAGCTTGAAAGTGTCATCTATAGTGGAAGATATCGGAAATACAAACGCATTAATAAAGAAACTCGAAGAAAAAAAGAAATCGTTGAGATGGAGTTTGGAACAAATAGCTAGTGAAACAGGTGAGAATAAGTTCCAATCGGAAAACTTTACAGTAACATTTAAGACTGGTACCGAGTTGGAAGTGAAACCAAGTGCATTACTTGAATGGCTTGAAGAAAATGATAAGATGGACTATATTGATGTGGTGCTGAGGGTATTTATTACGTCCCTCAGAAATCACTTGGGTAATGACATTGCGGAATGTCTTGGTGAAACCAGACCTAAAGAAACTCCCACAATGTACATAAAAGAAAGGAAACAATGAACAGCATCGAGCTTATAGATTCTTTGATAGCACTTGGAAAAAGAGAGCAAACACCAGACGGTTATCGTGGGTTTAAACTAACTATGCCCGAAGTATCATATAACTATATGAAATACATAAGTTCCCTCAGTGGAGAAGAGGTGTCGAGCTTACTTGCGTCAATAATGGTATTACTGTCATACGTAGGTGTATCTGAGTCGGTTGAAACGGGCCAAGGTGAGAAGAATGGTGTGCTGCTTGCACGAAACTTTATGGAGGTACTGACAACAATCTTTGATCAGCAAACACAAACTGATCTGTCCATACCAAAGCTTCTAACAGAGTGCCAGATGGACCCCTACAAGTGGGCTGCAAATGTAACCTCCGGGGGTTTGGTGAATTGAACACATTCACATTTCAGGGTGGGGTAAGTAAACCAAGGACTCATTTGACTGAGAAGTTGTTGCTGTTCGTTATCACTCCGTATGGAAACGAGTTAAGCATCTTTGACGCAAAGAAAATGGGTCTGGTTAGAGAAACAAGTTCATCGGATTTATTACCTGCCAATAATCCGTGGGAGCCGTTCAGGAGACTTACCGCTGAACCTGTAAGTTATACAAGCACACTACCAAACATAAAAGTATTTGTGCATCAAGTTGGTCATAACATAGCTTCAACATATTATAGTTGGTATATCAACCTAGATGAAGATGGACCGAAAATCACAATACGACCATTCTCAGGAAGGAATTCACCATTAATATTTACAGCAAACGGGAATGTATTGACAAGGGAGGAGATAAAAGATAAACTAAAATTAAAAGAGTGGAACAGTACTTGGGTTGATAGTGAACTTAATAAACCTCCGGTTGAAATACTCAACTCAATGATTGAGATCGAGCAAATTGATCGGAAAAAGAATTTTAGAAAGATAAGAATAAGGAGTGACAGATGAGCGTTTGGGCTAAGGTTAAGACTGAGATTAAAGACCTCCAGACATTTCTGGAGATATGTGAACGTAACAACCTCTCGTGCAGAGAGGGTAAAAACGGATCATACACCGTTAATATGAAAGACGGCTCTGGGTTCGCGCGCATGAACATCACAGCTGATGGGGGCTATGAACTTTCATACGACCAAGATCCGAAGTACAGCATGTTCGCACGAACATTTGGTTCGCAGGGCGGTACCTTGATGAGAGACTATGCTACAGAGATAGCCAAAAGGGAAGCCATGAGCATGGGTATGTCTATCTTGGGAGAAGAGACGAGGGAAGATGGCTCTATCCGTCTTATACTCGGGGCGGTGGCGATATGAGCCAAGTGACGATAGACATCTCACCTACCGGGGCTGATGTTATTATTGATGTTGATGGTGTAATCGGATCATCCTGTAAGGACATAACCTCACGGCTTGGTGGTCGCCTTGGCACGATAACAGGAGATAATGATAAACCTGAACTCTATGAGTGTACCGGAGTAGAGGCCAATGCCTGCTAATATCAACCTTCTTATAGGTCCAGATGGGAGTGTGAAGTCCCTGTATAGGGACTCACTCAAGGGAATTTATGATGCTCTGGGAGAGTTGGAGATTCCTGGGCGTGCATCTGACATTATTTACGATGATAAACAATGGAAGGTATGCGAGTTTCTAGGGGGTGACGAGAAGCTCTTACATCCAGAGGGGTTCAACACTAGAGGGGAGGCTATCGAGCATGAGATAAAAACGTTACAGGAGAAATATCTCTAGACGATAGGGGCTCACCAATTATAGTAAACGGTTTCAATACGGGGTTGCATCTTAGATGCAGCCCCTTTTCCTTTTATATTTGTCATCCTGGTCCTACCAGCAGCATGTGCAGACGTCTGCCATGACTTAGTAGACCAACCATTGCGGAGTAGGCTCCTATAAATAGTATGATCATAACAAGATACTAAAGCTTTACCTTTGATATTGTGAAGTAAATCAATCAGCTCCTCATGGCGCTCTTTAGGAAGTTCATGTATGTAATTAACAGTCTTACGTGTTTCCAGCAGATAAGGAGGGTCCATATAAAAAAATGTGTCATCACTATCGTACTTTAGAATCACCTCCGCGAAGTCGAGTGACTCAATCACTGTGTCTCTTATGCGGAGGTGAGTGGCTGGTAAAACATCAATCATTGACAGAAAGGCAGAAGGCTTTCCCGCCATACCACGAACCGAAATATCTCTCCCATAAGACCAAGATGTAACTGGCCTTCCCTCACCAGAGAAAGATTGACGCTTTGCGATAAACCATTTGTAATATCTAAGCATCCCCTCTGGTTCCTGCTCCCAAGTGTCACGACAGTGATAATACTCCTCTCGACTATATGGGGTACACACAACCCACTTGTAGAATGTGGGGAATTGTGTGGGGTCTTGTAGTATTTTGTAAAACCCCACTACTCCCCGTTCAATATCGTTCAGCACTTCCAGCCCCATGGGAGCCTTACCAAAGAAAACACTCGCACCCCCAGCAAATGGCTCAACATAAGTCCCATGGGGGTATTGAATCATGGGGAGTAGTTTCCCCAACATAGAGCCCTTACCACCATACCAAAAGAGTGGAGAACGTACTTTGGATTGGGGCTCAAAATTTCCGTCGGAAATCATCTGGTGGGGATCTCCTTCAAGTAAACAGTTTCAATCCGTGCCCCACGCTCAGAATCACGAACAAGACCACTCCCCACTTTAACACCCCACTGTTTCTTCTTCCAACCAGCCTCTTCCAGCGGGGTGTATATCGAATGGTCGTAACAAGACAGCATAGCCGTCCCTTGGATTTGGAGTAAATTTTTCACCAGAGATTTATGCTGCGCGTTGGTCATTTCAAATTTATAGGCCCGATCTTTGGATCTGGTTTCTCTATGGTAAGGAGGATCACAATAAAAAAATACATCCTTACCATCGTAAGTTCTGAACATATATTCAAAATCAGAGTGCTCAATTTGGCATCTCGAAAGTCTGGTGTGAACCTCCACTAAATGATCCACACCATAGAGCCAACTTGAAACAACTCCAGCCATACCTCTCCTGGTAAATGAGTTTCCATTAACTCCAAATGCTCTACCAGTTCCAGAGAAACTCTGTCGCTGGACAGTGAACCATTTGTGTGCTAATTTTACTTGGTCCTTTTCTGTATCCTCACGTAACTCAGCACGGAACTTTAGAAATTCCTCTCGTGAGAATGGTGTCTTCTCACACAATTCTTTAAACTCTTTGAACATATCTTCATCTCGAAGCACACGATAGAAATTAACTATGTGACTATCTACGTCATTAATTATTTCTATCGGAGATGTGCGCTTCGCAAATAACAGACTGCATCCACCAGCAAAAACCTCCACATAGGTTCTATGTCTTGGAATCATGGGGATTAGTTTTTGTACCAACTTACCTTTACCCCCTACCCACCTGAGTGGACTTTTCATGGAACATCAACATCATTAATAAGTACACTTGTTCTCGTGTTATCTACCAGAGCAGAGGGATCTGTACGTTTGAACCTGTTCTCCCACATTGAGTCACAAACAGCGTAAGCTTGTTCCCTACTCTTACCTTCTTTAATAAGCATAGGTACGCAATCTTGTAGGAATTCACGCTTCGAGGAATAATTACTTGGACTTGGCATTGCTTTTCTCCTTTGCCTCTATCAGATCCGGTGAATCTGGGAACACATTTACATAATCGTCACCGGGCATATCTATCTTGTGCTGTGTAACCATCTCTTTAACCAACACGAATGGCTGCTCTGCCCACTCACCATCATACTTACTTATCTGCGTGCCCAGTAATCCATTCAATATCTCAATTGCGTTGTTTACTGATACCGCACCCATATTACCGAATTCTTTCATAGCATTAATAATGTCTGGAGCACCAGCTAGTTGTGGTCCCTTACTGGTGTACGTCCACCTATCACAACCAAAAGAGTCCCATACAAATGCTCTGTTTATTATCTCATCCCAAACGGCACGCTCTGGATTGAAAACTTGTTCTTCAGCAATGGATCTCGCAGTGAAACTTGCAGCATAACTATAGACACTTACTGACCCTAAGTATAGTGCTGGCAGTCTAAATGCTTGACGTATTGTGTCTGATGAGCCCTTGAGATAACCAGAGAAGAGGAGGTCTTGGTTCCTGTTCTCAATCATGTTCTTGATGTGGATTTTTACGTTGGCGTCATTATCCAAACCTGAGATTTCTGGAACTGCTTCGATAAGACCTATCTTGTTGAAGTTACCCACACCACGCATTGACTCTATAAGAGTTTGCAACTCAAGTCTTGACTCATCAGTAAGACTTCCGTTCTCAACCAATACAAGGATGGGAGGGATACCTTGGTGCTCAAACAAATCGTAGTTTACATACTGTGCTTGACTTCTACCAAGTATATCGGTTACAGCACCAAGCCACCTTGGGTACCCATAGGTTCTCCCACCCATACTATTTCGAAGCCAAAGAAGTTCGGTAGCTACTTCAACACAGGCGGATGCAGACTTCTTATACTCACCAGTGGTAGCATCCATAAATCTCTTATCACCAAACGATTTAAACCATTTAAGAGTGGTTTCACCCATCCCAGACTTAACCTGAACAAACCTCCTAAACTTTTTCTTAACGAAGAATGTTGTCGGAGTGCCGTCTCGTGGTATTGTAACCTTTACCTTTACAGCTTCCTCATCTAATTTACACATACGACAATCTGAGATCGGCATGTGATAACACATTGCTACTTCGTTAGTTCTTGGCCTTCTTACTACTTCAATAGCAGCATTCCCTACGACTTCGTAATCTTCTCCAGCCTTGTCTCTGATAGCCTGGAAACTTTCACCTTCGTTAGTAAAATCAAAAAAAGCCTTCAGCTTTTTTTCCTGCTTTATGGATTCAGTCACACGTCTTTCACTAACATCATCACCAAGAAATTGTAACGCATAGCCAAACCCATGCACATTCTTACGCATTGCTGCGACACACGATTGTAACATATCAGAGTTTTCATAGATCGAATATAGTCTATCAAATCGAACAGGAGGTGCGAGTATGTTCTTAAAGGATTCATATACCTCATCAAACGGATCTTTGTCTACTCGCTGTCTTCCTATAGAATCATCTAATGAT